TGGACTGTACCGAAAGACGATTGATCAAAACGAATGACTGGAGCCCGCCGATGTGCGGGCTTTTTGTTTCGCGCAGCCATGATGGCAGTGAGCCATGATAAAATTGCGTTTCAACTTAGGAGGGAAACGCTTTGCCTTTGAAAGCCAAACAGATAAAGGTCGCCTTGCTTAGCCTTGCAACAGGCCTAAGCCTCACCTCTATTGTCGCCATCGCCGCATCGGCAAGTGAAGGCATGGATGACTGTAAGCGCCTGGAAAGCTCAGCAGAGCTAGTAATGCGGGCGCGCCAGGCTGGCGCTCCGATGTCAAAAATATGGAAAGTTGCAGAGGACACTCATGACGACTACTTGGAGGCTATGTATAAAATGCTCGCCAAAAATGCGTATGAGACCCCTCAGTATTCGACTGAGCCGATGCAGCAGCGTGCCGTCGTTGATTTTCAGAACACCTTTTTCTTGGCCTGCATTTCCAACCTAGAAAAAAAGACCAAGAAAAAATCGTGATTTGCTAACGAACCCAAACAGCCCGCCTAGCGCGGGCTTTTTTATGCGCGAAAAAACAACCATAGATTACTGAATTCCGTGAAATTACAACTTTTAAGAAAAATATCTACAACCAATAGCTTGCGCTCTGTAACTACAGGTTGTAGATTTGCACCCATCGCAGCGACACACAACCACTGCGAAGGGCCGAGAGGCCTGCCGCTCTTTAACAACCAAAACCTTCGCGGATCGATCCCCGGAAACGGGCACAGCGCGAACCATAAATTTCGATCCCCATTTCAGCTCTGGAACTGAACCACGCCCGGATCTGGTTACCGGGCCAGATCGACCTGCTGATGCATCTGGATTCAGCAGCCACCGATCTGCGCTGTTAGGACTCCCTGCCGGAGCCAAGATGAGGCGCTTCACCGGCACAGTGCGACGCAGTGACACCAATGCCTTCCAGGGTGGCGAGTAACCCTGTACCGGAAAGCCAGAAGAGATACCGCGCGAGAGGCCAGTCGCTGAGCGCGATGTACAGCAACACGGAATGCATCACCTCTGTCCATTCAATGAGTGGGCAGACGGATGCCACTAGTTCGGTCTCGATTCAAGCCCGATCAACAGCTGTCGTCTAGACTGGCTGGCAGCTACCGATAGGGAGCGGAGAGTTTCACTAAATGGCCTGAAAGACGGGCCATTTAGGAAGCTAACCAAGGAGCAGGACCATGTTGATACTTACCCGCAAGACAGGCGAAACCATCCGCATTAATGACGACATCAGCTTCACAGTGCTGGGCGTCCAAGGGCAACAGGTAAAGCTGGGGATCGCCGCGCCGAAAGATGTAGCTGTGCATCGCGAAGAGATCTACCGGCGTATTCGGGATGAAAAAGCAGCCGAGCGAACAACTGACTCCGAATGAGCTTCACCTCACTGAGGTGAAGGACTGACTTGCCGGCAAAAGCGGCACCGAGCGCCTGGTACTCCCTCTTCCCAGGCCGCATCGGGAAGCACTCTGCCGATAGTTGCCATTGATAGCCTCGAATATCGGGCAAGACAGAGCGCTTCACCGATGCGGACGAACATCCCGGCCCCGCGCCGGCCACCTGCATCCCACCACCCTCCGGAAACCACCATGACCTACACCATCCTGCGATGTACAGGCGGGGTCTTCACGCTTTTGCGTTGACCTCCCCGCCCCAAAACCCGCGTGGCGCAGCAAGCCTGAAGGCTGCGCCCAACACTCATACAGGCAGCGGAAAGCAGGGCCGACGATGTGACCGCGCATCAACCGGAATTCCGGTAGGCCCAACCGAAAATACGACGATGTACCGCAGGCGAGTCCGAGGGCATAGCTGGCCAGACTCGACGCATCCGGGAAGCGCCGGCGCCTGCAACCCTCCTTCGATTAAATAGCGAGAACTCCAATGCGAATAGCTTTGCGGGACAGAGTCATCCAGCTTTTTGACTACATCCCGGAAACTGGAGACTTCATACACAAGCCCAGAGAGCAGTCAGCGTTCAAGTTGAAATGTCTTTGGGTGAAATTCAACAAAACCTTTGCCGGGAAGATTGCAGGAAAAACCAACTCCGAGGGCTACCGCTCTTTGAGTATTGATAACACCGATTACCTAGCGCACAGGGTTGCATGGCTGGTTATGCATGGGGCTCTTCCGGAAAGTTCGATTGATCACATAAATGGCGTAAGAACCGACAATCGAATTGAAAATCTGCGTCTTGCCACTACAGCAGAAAATGGCAGAAATCAAAGACGCCCCGTGACGAATACGAGTGGCCGCATAGGCGTTTCCTGGCACAAGCAAAAACAGAAGTGGCACTCGCAGATCGTTTTCAACGGAAAAAAGCGAACACTTGGCTACTTTGCTGACTTTGATATGGCTGCCGAGGCAAGACACAAGGCTGAGCGGCTTTATGGGTTTCACGAGAATCACGGCTCCTGAGTGAGTCGTACCCCCCCGCCTGCATCCCTCTCCCCCAATTCAAAACCGCATCGGCAGACGCCAGGCCAGTCTCACGGCTGGGTTTGGTCACCCGTGCCTGGCATCTGGCCAATGCGGTTTATAAGGACAAGCCATGAATTTTCAGCCATCCGATCCGGCACCACACGGGCATTGCCTGCGGTGCAAATCGTTCGTTATCGAGGATGAGCAGAGAGGCGGTATCTGTATCGATTGTCAGCCTGCCGAAGATGGCGAAAAGCCGGCCTTCCCTGTGGCGGCAAACGAATACGCCGGCCACGGACCGTCACTGGGCATCACCGTCCGTGATTACTTCGCAGCAAAAGCCATGCAGGCACTGATCTCCACCGCCGCTGCTCCGTGCCTTTTCGGCCTTGACGATGCCGAGCATCACACGGCCAAAGCCGCTTACAAGATGGCGGACGCGATGCTCGCCTCCCGCGCCTTCTTGCACACCGCCTAACCCCGCCAATCTGGAGGCGACCATGCACCCAAGCATTCAAAGCCGACGCGAAGTTCTTTCAGGGCTGCGCCAGCGCTATCAAATCGCAACTGCTGACTTCTACCGGTTGGCCGGAATCAGCGAGCCGGTGCGTGCGCCTCGCTTTCTGGTGTCGCCAGCCGGCCTCGCTTTCTTCCATATCATCGATAGCCGCACCGGCAAGGTGAAGGGCTTTCGTCGCGACCATAACGCTGCCTGCGCCTTTGCGCGAAAGCTCGAACGGGAGTAGATGCCATGACCAACTTTCTCGACACTCCAGAGGGGCCTGACTGGCTTCACGATGCAATCAACGCACTGATCTGCGGCGAGAACGTGACCGCCCCGCGCGCCCATGGCAAAGCTGTTTCCCTGGTCACTCCGCAATCGTTGTGGGAGGCGGTCGCCGAGCATCTTGGGGCGCAAGAACACATCGCCCCGCTGCTCACCGACAACCGCGAATACCCTATTGAGCGAATGCTGTGCGAGGTCATTGCCGACGGCCGCCGCGTGCATGGCAAGGCCTTCGATCTGGCATGTGAGGCGCTAGGCCAATCAAAGCGTGGCCACCCTACCGCGCTGCATGACGTTGCCGAAGCGTTGATCAAGCCTTGGGCCAATGAATATGGCCGTGCTCGCGCAGATGAATTGGCAGCAGATGAAGCGGCCTGTCGAGTGGAGCAGCGCAAGGCTGATGCGGCATGACCTCCTACCAACGCGCCAAGCGCTTTTGGTTCTGGCGCGGCTCTGCCATCGCCCTTCTGTTTTTCACTGCCTGGATGCTGGCAAGCGCTTACTCCGGCCAGCTCACTCAATAACCCCACACCTTCAAACGCTGCGTGCATCGCGGCAAGGATTCTGTCGTGTCCGAATTAACCACAAAGCAAAGTTTCAGCCTGACACCGTCGTCGCTTACCGAGGCAATGGCCTTTGCCGACATCCTGGCCAAGTCGACGATCGTGCCGAAAGAATTCCTCGGCAACCCGGGCAACATCTTGGTCGCCATTCAGTGGGGGCTTGAGCTGGGCCTGCAACCGCTGCAAGCGATGCAGAACATCGCGGTCATCAACGGTCGCCCGGCGCTCTGGGGCGATGCAGTCATTGCCCTGGTGCGCGGTTCCCCTCTTTGCGAGTACGTGTACGAAAGCGATGACGGTGAAACAGCAACCTGCCGGGTAAAGCGTCGCGGAGAGAACGAGCAGGTGGTCACTTTCAGCATGGCTGACGCCAAAACAGCCGGGCTGATCGGAAAGCAAGGGCCATGGACGCAGTACCCAAAGCGCATGCGCCAGATGCGCGCCCGGGCCTTTGCCTTGCGTGACGTCTTTCCCGATGTGCTGCGCGGCATGCCGGTGGCAGAAGAACTGCAGGACATGCCGAAAGAACGCGAGCTAGGCCAGCCGATGGCAAGCGTAGCCAAGATCGAGGCGCCGGCAGCACCTGAAGTCTATCCCGACGAAAAGCTGGCAGAGAACCTGCCGAGATGGCGCAAGGCGATTGAGGACGGCAAGTCATCGCCAGAGCATCTGATCGCCACTGTCAGCAGCAAATACACGCTGACCGCCGAACAAATCGAATCCATCAACCAGTTGAAGCCACTCGAAGGTGAAGCAGCATGAAAATCCATAACGTTGTTCAAGGCTCCGCCGAGTGGCACGCCCTGCGCGCTCAGCACTTCACTGCTTCCGAAGCTCCGGCAATGATGGGCGCTTCGAAGTACCAAACCCGCACCGAGCTTCTCACTCTGAAGAAGACCGGCATCGCGCCGGATGTGACGCCTTCGCAGCAGTACATCTTCGACAAAGGTCACGCCACCGAAGCGATGGCCCGCCCACTGGTTGAAGTGATGATCGGCGAGGAGCTGTATCCGGTCGTAGGCACCAAAGGCAATCTGCTGGCCTCTATGGATGGCGCGACGGAGCTCGGCGAAACCCTCTTCGAGCACAAGCTCTGGAACGAATCGCTGGTTGCCCAGGTGAAAGCCGAAGAACTGGCACCGCATTACTACTGGCAGCTTGAGCAGCAGTTGCTGGTGAGCGGCGCCGAGCGCGTCATCTTCGTTTGTTCCGACGGCACAGCCGAGAACTTCGTCAGCATGGAATATCGCCCGGTCGCCGGCCGCGCCGAGCAACTGGTTGAAGGCTGGAAGCAGTTTGAGGCTGACTTGGCTGAGTACACCCCGCAAGCTGCTGCGGTTGAAGTTGTCGCGGCCGTTATCGAAACGCTGCCGACGCTCTCCGTTCAACTCGAAGGCGCCGTGAAGTCGTCCAACCTTCCCGCCTTTCAATCTACGGTGATGGCGCGCATCCAGGCCATCAACACTGACCTGCAAACGGATCAGCACTTCGCCGACGCCGAGGAAATGGTCAAGTTCTGCGACAAAGCAGAAAAGAATATCGACCTTGTGAAGGCGAACGCGCTCGCACAGACGGCCAGCATCGACGAGCTGTTCAAGACCTTGGACACCATTCAGGAAGAGTTGCGCAAAAAACGCCTGATGCTCGACAAGCTGGTGAAGGCTCGCAAGGTCAGCATCCGCGAAGACATCGTCATGGATGCTGCCAAGTCGTTGCAGGCGCACGTCGACCAGATCAACGCATCGCTGGGCGGAAAGGCGCGCATGCCGGCTGTGCCAGCGGACTTCGCCGGAGCCATCAAAGGCAAGAAGACCATTGCCAGCCTGCGTGACGCTGCTGATTCGGAGTTGGCCCGGGCGAAGATCGCAGCCAGCCAGATCGGCGACAGCATTCGGAATAACTTGGCCAGCCTGGACGAGCTAGCCGCCTACTACATGTTCCTCTTCAACGACGTGCAGCAACTGGTTATGAAGGCGAACGACGATCTGGTAGCGCTGATCAAGGTGCGGATTTCAGAACACCAGAAAGCCGAAGAAGAGAAAGCCGAAGCCCAGCGCGAGCAAATCCGAAAGGAAGAGCTGCAAAGGATCGAGGACGAAGCCAAGGCGAAGCAAGTGGTCGAACCTGTCGCTGAACCTGCGCCA